GCCTTGAGATACCAATAATTTATGATGGTCTGCTAGTTTCATCTATATCCTTTAATTAATCTTGTTGCGGGTATAATCCTATCATCAATAATAACGGAAGTACTATTTTTTGTTGGACCCATAAACAATAAAGTGTAAGCAGGCTCTTCTGCTTGTATTTCGTGAAATTTATTGTGAGTTAGTAAGTTTACCCATTTATGATGTCTTGTTTCTTTTACCTTTGTATTAGGGTCATAAGTCAATTCTTTATATTGACCCCACAGTATAAAAGATATAAACGTACCTTCGTGGTCATGCATCACTTGTTGCACTGGTAATATTTTACAAAATAAAATAGAAAAATAAGGACACCATATACCCCAACGTCTAATAGTCATATGTCCTGTTCTAGTTGTAACGTGTGTAGGACCTATTCCTGAATCGTTATAAATCCTTGAGAAGTACTTTATCATAGCCACCACTTCCGTCTGATTTAGGAACTTTTACATACTCACCAATATTAGCTTTATTAACACTTTGAGCTATGCGATTACCGTGATTGTCTGTTTTAGGTAGTACTATTTCTGTATCAGCTAAGTTAGTAATCTCATCAGCAAAATCACAAGTGTATTCTACATAAAGACTATTACCCTCTCCATATACTTGATATCTTTCTAAATGAGTATATAAAGACACTGATACTAATTCTTTGTCTTTATTAAATCTAAAACAAAATGAATCATCTGCGTGAGCTACTTTTTTACTTTTTGATATAGGCATTACAATGTCAGATTTCAATGATTGAGCCCAAGCCCAAATATCGTCATTGGAGCCTTGTGCATAGATAGATTGCGTTTGTTGTAGTTCGAAATCTGAGTTACACATATCAGTAATATATAATACACTTATACCAGAACCTAAACTAACTACAGGTAGAGCTTGACCTGGTTTGTAAAAAATTTCTATAGTTTTTGTTTTAGTATCAAGGTTATAGATATATCTTAAAAAATCTCTATCAATTAAAATACTATTTTGCATTTTATCACTGTCTTTATAATCTGGGTCGCAAGAACATTGATGGAAAGTTAAAACATTACCATCTGTATCTACTCCCCATGTTTGAACCTCATATGGAAAAGTTTCAGAAGTAAATACATCTGTTACTTGTTTTTTAATTTTTACCACCTCAGCGTCTTCGCTACCCGCAAAGTACACACGGTTAGTAACTTTTTTGTTATTTATGTATGCTCTCATACAAATTGGATTACTCATTACGACACTGCTCCTTGGACATTACCTTGTCCATCTTCCCATGTTAATTGATTACCATTTAAGTTTATACCTTTTCCTGCGGCACCACCAGCTCCACCAGAGGCCTGATTACTGTTTTGCCCAGCTGCACCAGCGTTACCGAAATGTCCACCAGAACCACCACCGTCACTGCCCTGAGCACCAGCACTACCATTACCTCCAGCACCAGCACCACTTATGCTACCTGCTCCACCAGCTTGAGATGTGGCTCCTGATTGACTGTTAGTGCCTCCAGCAGCACCACCAGCACCGCCTTGTTGACCAGCTCCACCGCCACCTCCACCACCACCGAATTGTACTGTGGTTGGAACTTGACCTTTTTGTCCACCGCCAGGCTGTGTGAAGCTACCACCAGCTCCACCGCCACCGCCACCGCCACCACCACGGATAAATCCTCCGTTGTTTTGAATTGTGACTGGGTATCCTAAATTTATAGCTGGTTGTCCAGCTGTACCAGCAGAGCCTCCTCCACTTCTAGCACCTCCAGCTCCACCAGCATTACCTTTACCTACAATCTGGCTATTGTTAATAATTTTAATGGTGTCACCTGAAGTCCATTGACTACCTGTGTCTAATCCAGATGCTCCTGTTGAACCAACGATTGCTTGTACGGTTAGAGTTACATCTGAGTTACCTGCAGAATATGTGCCACCTCTGTTGGCATAAATATTGTAGTTTTGTGTGGTTGATGAAATAGTTAATGCAATAGCTACTCTATTAGTAGAACCATAAAACTGACCTACAGCAATAGCTCCAGATGAAGGAATAGACCCACTGTCTCCAGTTGTACCAGAAGGCACATTACTACCACCAGCATAATATTCAGACATGGATATAGGGTTACTACCCCCAAACTCTGTTTGGATAGCTGATAATGCTAACGGCCCTGAACTCGGTATTGCCATCTATTTTCCCTTTTTAAGTTCGTCTACTTCTGCTTTTAATTCTTTAACTGCTTCAATAAGAACACCAACAAGATTGCCGTAAGCAACTGACATATACTCATTTTCATCATGTACTACTTCTGGCATTACTTTTTGCATTTCTTGAGCAATCACACCTGTGCCTTGTCTACCTTCTCTAGTAAAAGTAACACCTCTCATGTTAGTTACTTTATCTAAGGCGTTTTTAATTGTTTCAATATCACTTTTTAAACGCTCATCAGAAAATGCAGTTACATCATTATTAAAGGTTGCTGCACCCGCTCCCGACATATCTAAGGTTAAAGCAGTTATAGTTGAACCACCATCATTACCTTTAAATATCATGTCTTTGTCACTAACAGCACTTTGAATTACAAAGTCAGACGAACTATTAGTAAATCTACCTATTTCTGTACCAGCGTCTTTGATAATGACATCTCCACCATCAGCATCTAAATTAATATCACCAGCAACATCAAGAGTTAAATCACCTGAACTTAAATCAATCTCTGTGCCATCAATAGTTATATTATCTACTATCACACCAGCGTTTGCTGTAACTGTACTATTGAAACTAGCAGCTCCCGCTTCACTCATATCTAACGTTAATGCTGTTATGTTAGAACCACCATCATTACCTTGAATAATGACATCCTTGTCACTAACTGCTGACCTAAGGGTCAGGTTACTACTATCCATGTTAATTCTGCCTACCTCTGTACCTGCATCTTCAAATGAAATATCACCACCATCGGCATCTAAATTAATATCACCAGCAACATCTATTAGTAAGTCACCAGAAGATAAATCAATCTCTGTACCGTCAATAGTTATATTATCTACTGTCACTCCACCGTCTGATTGTAAAGATGTCACAGCAGTAACTGCATCAACAACATTAGTGCCGTTGTTATATACCCACATAGTTTTACCTGATGGTACTCCAATTCCTGAACCAGAAGGAGTCTTAACAGTAATAGTGTCATCAGTGCCATTATTAACTAAGTAATTTTTTTGTATTGCTGGAACAACTAAGTTCTGTGCTCCACCTGATGTACCTGTTAAATTAAGTCTTAGATGACGAGCTGATTGTGTAGCATTTGAGTTTGATAAAGTAAGAGTTACTTGACCGCTTGAGAAAGCTACATCAACAGTACCTACTATAGCTTCTTCTATCGCTGTTCCTAAATTAGTATTAGTAGTTGTACCCCAACTACCTGATTGCTCACCTGTATTAATTAATTCAATTTTTAAGTCTGAATATGAACTAGCCATTTCTTTCTCCTATTAGCTTGATTTACCTGCTAATGGAACACTTGTAACGTGAATTTTGGTATGTCGCTTTCCATTCCACGTGGCACCACAATCTGAGCAAGTCCCTGATTTATATTCCTCTGCATCTACACTCATTCCACAATTAGAACATTCTAGATGTACTTCATATTTACATTGTATTATACCATCATCTAATTTTTTTGCTTCAATTATCATGCTGCTATATCTGTCCAATTTGGTGTTTGAGATGTATCTATTAAACCCCATACTAATGTAAATCCGTTCGTTTCACAAGTGCCACTAACACCTGTAGGAGAGGCTGTAGCTCCTCCTGTTTGACTTGAACTTCCAAGACCTGTGGTGGCCGCTACTCCTGTTACTGAGACAGAATTATTAGTTTGTTGCGTTACAGTACCTAAAGCACTTGTACCTGCTAAACCTGTAACTGTAACATTCGCTTCTGCTGTAACTGATTCTGAACCTAAAGCGGAAGTAGCACCAGGACCTGTAACTGA